AGTCCGAGGACCGCCGCGCTGGCGACCTGCTCGCCAAACAGCAGCCGGGGGCGGCAGGCCCGGACCAGGCCTGCAAAATGGGGGGGGGGCGAGGTGTCGCTCATCGTCACGTCCCTTTCCGGCGCCCGCTGCGCTGAACGGCTGGCACGGCGGCGAGCCGGTCCACAGGGGTTCGTCGTCCGCCACCCCGGCCAGCCGCAGCGCGTAGCTCCAGCCGCCGATCCCGGCGAAGAAATGGCATTGCGTGAAGTCGCGCAGGTCGTCCGGCGCGACATCCAGGATGGACCGTTCGTCCACCTCCCCATCCGCGATGTGGCCGCCGCGGATCAGCTCGCGCAGCCACGCGGCGGCCTTGGGGTCGAACTCGTTGTAGTAGGCCCCGCCCATCAGCCGAGCGCCCCCAGCGACGGCGCGGGCGGGGCCGCGGCGGGCTCGACGTCGTACAGCGCCCGCAGCGCGGCCAGCGGGCTGTCCGCCGTGGCCTGCCGGGTGTCGCCGCCGCGGTGCTTGGAGTGCCGCGACGCGCTCCAGCGCCCGTCGGGCCGGATCCAGAACGCGATGCTGTCGAAGCCGCTCTCGGCCTGCGCGCGGACGATCAGGTCGTTGAGGTCAGCCATCGCGCCCGCCCTCGTACAGGCCCGCTTCGTAACCCCCGTGGAAGGCTTCCTCGTTGGTGCGCTCCTGTTCTCCCTCCATCGCTTCGCGCACCGCCAGAATGCTGGCCCAGATGCGCCTTGCGTCCGGGTGCGCGTCGATCTCCTCGACGCGGAACGGTTCGGCCCCCATGTCCCGCGGGGTGACGGTCAGAAGCTCGGTCATCCCAGCGCCCCCATTCGCGCCTCGTACAGATCGGCCGTGGCCTTGGTGTCGTCGTCCAGCTTGCGCCGACGCAGCACTTCGGCCAGGGCCTTCATGTCGTGGCCGCGTGCCTTGGCCTCGGCCTTGACGTTCTTGATGTCCTCGGCGAACTCGGCGGCGCTTTCCGCCTTGTCCCGCTGCAGGCGCTCGATCCGCTCCACGAAGGAGAGCAGTTCTTCCGCAGCGGCGCGCGAGGCGTTGTCGCCGCCGTCCATGTCGGGGGTGTCGGTCATCGGGTGGCCTCCGGGTTGCACGCGGCGGCGATAGCCGCGAGATTTTCGGCGCTGATCTCGCGGGGCTCGATCAGCCAAGTCGTGAACGCCACGATGGCGAGCATGATGCCCGTGCCGGTCAGCAGCCCGGACAGCACCCACGCGGCGGCGGAGCCGAGGAACTTGGCAACCTCGTCACTGAAAGGCTTGTCGGCCATCGGGTAGTCTCCTTGGTCAGGGTTGAGGTCGGCGCCGCCCCGCGCGGGGCGGCGCCGCGCGGGTCAGCCGAAGAAGCCCGCGGCGCCGGAGCCGCCGGCGGTCTCCTTGGGGGCCTCGCCCTCATCCGGGATGGCCTCGAAAAAAGCGTTGGGGTCCGACGGCGCGCCGCCCCCGCCCAGCTTCTCGCCGTCGCGCGACTTCGCCACGATCGACACGCCGAACGTGACGCCCTTGCCGTTCTTCGGGTTGTCCCAGGTGAAGGCGTTCAGGCCCGCGAACCCGTAGCAGCCCGAATAGAAGGTCTCCGGCGTCGCGGGCGAGAAGCCGTTGCCGTCCGGCACGAACACGCCCGGCTTGTAATCGGGGCCGGAGCTGGCGCGGATGAAGACGTGGCCCTCGTAGCCCGGGTGCCGCTCGCCCGTCTTGTTCGAGCGCCCCTGCTTGCCGTCACCGTCGAGGAACGGGCTCTTGATCGTGCCGTCGGCCAGCCAGGCCTTCGCCTTGTCGCCCCACTGCGCGACGGCGGCCTGCACCGCGAGGTCCTTCAGCGGCGCCAGATCGGCCGTCTTCGGGAACAGGATGGTGCAGCCATAGCCGCGGTTCTTCCCGGTCTCCGGGTCGGTGCGGGTCTGGAACAGATCCTTGGTGAAGGCGAAGCGGCCCTCGAGGCCGAATTTCTGGGTGTTGATCGTGTCGGTGTTCGCCACGGGGGTCACTCCTTGATGGGGTCGAAAAACTGCGCGGCGGGGTTGACCGCCGGGCGGGAAGTGCTGTCGAGCCGCACCAGGTTCGTCCCGGTGACGGACGTGCTCGACAGCCCGGCAAGGGCCGACGGATCGCCCCCCGCCTTCTTGATCGCCTCGCGCACCTGCTTCGGCGTGCGGGGCTTGCCGGGCGTGAGGATCTTGTCCTCGGCCACGCCGGCCGCGCGGGCCGCGGCCAGTGCTTTGGCCGCGTCGGCGTCGCCGTTCCACGTCTCCCGGCCCGTCTTCTCCACGAGCCCGTAGCCGGTCGCCGGAGAACCGGCCTCCGCCATGCGGTGCTCGTGCGCGCGGACCTCCTTGACCCACCCGTCGATCATGTCGAGCAGGTCGAGGCGGCGGGCCCGCTCGTCCGCGTCGCCGCTGTTCGGCTTGACGGACGCACCGGGCGCGTCGGTGATCGGGTCAAAGAACAGTCCGACCTCGGCCTCCACCTTCATCCGCAGGGCCGGGCAGGTCGCCGCGGCGCCGCAGAAAGCGGAACGGCAATGCTCGCCCGGGCGCAGGAAGTCCCGCGCCCATTCCTCGAGCGCCACCTGCCGGTCGGGGCCGGGGTAGGCGTCGAGGGCGGCCTTGGCGGCGTGCATGGCCTCCAGCATCTGCCCCGCCCAGGAGATCAGGTCGGCGACGTGGAACGCCTCCGACCGGATACGGCCGTCCGGGTGCGGCGCGCGGGGCTGCACGATCGTGACGCGTACCGTTTCCGGCGAGACGCCCGGGTTCGCCAGCATCGCGCCGAGGGCGTAGGTCCGCAGTTGCGGGTTGCCCTTGGCCTCGACGACGACGCCGCGCCCGCCTTTCAGGTCCACGATCTCCAGCTCCCGGTCGCCCGGGAACCAGATCACCGCATCGCCCGTGCCGCCCGCGTCGAACGGCGGGTCGAGAGCGGCCAGCGAGAACCGCTGCTCGATCCACAGCACGTTGGCGTCGGAGGCGGCGTATCGCTTGCGCACGTAGGAGATGAACTCCTGCGCGCAGTCGGCCATCTCGTCATCCACCTCGAAGCTGTACTGCTTGCCCTTGAGCCGCTGCCCGAGAAACCGATCCGCGTCGGAGCCGTCGGACAGGCACGCCTCGGCGATCTGGTGGGCGCACGTCCCCCAATCCGCCGCCTCGGAGGTTCGGTTCGGCAGATCCTTGGTCATCGCCAGCGCGCCGGGGCACGCGAAGTTGCGCTTCGACGCGCTGGCCGACCAGGTGGCGTGGTCCCGAGCGGAATGATCGGGGGTCATTTCGCCTCCCGGTTGAAGGGGTTCTCCGCCGTCGCGGCCTCGAACGCCGCGGCGGCCTTGCCGTAGGCCTCGGGCGTGTCGGGGATCTTCGAAATCCCGGTCACGCCCTCACCCAGCGCCGCCGACAGCACGCGCGGCAGATCCTCGGTCAGCGCCGGAACCTTGGCGAGGTCCGTGAAGTCGCGGTTGCCGTCGTACTTGTCGGCGTAGCGCAGGGCCGCCTCGACGGCCTCCTCCTTCGTCGCCGTCCGGGGCGGGGTCGGCGCGGCCTCGGGAGCCGGGGCGTCGGCGACGAACTTCTCGGTCGCCTCGCGCACGATGGCGATGGCCGTCTCCAGTTCATCCTCCGGCACGTCGGCCACGGCATAGCCGATCAGGTTCGGGACGGCCTTCGACGCCGCCGCGATGCCATGCTTCTTGGAGAACTCGCCGACGGCCTGGCGCAGGTCGTCGTGCGTGACCGGCCCGCGGTTGGCCTCGACCTCCGCCGCCTCGTCCGCGGCGTCCTGGGCGGCGTCCGCCGGGTCGACGCGGTTCTCCGGCACCGCCGAGATGTTCGGCGGCGTCTCGGGGGCGCCGTCGACGGCCCACTCGGGCGGGATGCTGCCGCTCGCCAGCGCCTCCAGCATCTCGACCGCCGGGGCGGCCAGCAGGTTCACGCCGGGGTAGCGATCAGCCAGCGCCTCGATCTCCTTGTCGACGGCCATGGCCTCCTTGGTGCGGCGCTTGCGGCCTTCCTCGGGCTCGCCGTACCGGCGCGGCGACGGGGCGGGCGTCTCCGGGGCCACCTCGGCCTCGGGCGCCGGGACGGTGTGGCCGGAGCCGTCGGACGGCTCGTCGGGCAGCATCTCGAGCCGCGGCTCCGGCAGGGTCGTCTTGGACGCCGCGCTGCTGCGCCGGAAGCCCAGCGCCGCCACCGCGGCGTCCAGATACTGCGCCGCGGCGCCGTTGCGCACCTCGTCCTCGGGGACGAGCACTTCGATCTTGAGGGTCATAGGGTCAGTTCTCCTTGGTATTCACGCCCAGCCGGACAAAAAGCGCCGCCGTTTCCGTCTCGGCGACACGTCGGGTCTCGTCCGCCCAGGCAAAGGCCCGGGCGATGAAGTCGTTAGCCTCGGCCGCGGTGCCGAATTCGTGGATGGTGCGGCGGCCGAACGCCGCGAGGGCCACCGTATCGAGGAACTGGCCGTCCGGGCGCACGTCGCGCACCAGGGCTATGCTGTAGCCCGCGGCCACGCCAGTCATGGCCGACAGGCCGAAGCTGTTGCCGAGGTCGTAGATCAGCTGCGCGCCCAAGGCGTGCGGGTAGCGCGCGATGCAGCGGGCCGCGATCAGGTCGTTCACCGGCCCCTCCTGTAGACCACCGCGCGGCAGGCCGCCCGGATCGCCGAAGCATTGGCGGCGCGCATCTCCGCGAGCATGGCGGCGTAGCTGCGCAGCACCGGGTGCCTGCGCCGCATGGTGCAGCGGTTCGCGATCAGATCATTCATCGCTCGGGGCCTCGGGTGCGACAAACGGGCTGGCCTCCGGCGCCGTCGCTGGCTTGAACACCGGGCACGTCTCCAGCGGCTCGCTGGAATGGGGGCCGAAGACGCGCTTCCGCGCCACAATCACGTCGTCGCGCACGGGCGTAAACGTCGGCGAGGCCAGCGGCAGCGGCTGATCCCACCACCCGCACGCCATGTAGTAAGGCTGCAGGTCGGGGTTCTCGCACTCCCGAAGGTGCGCGCACTCTTTGCACGGCACCGGGCGGATCGGGTGCGCGTGCAGGTTCCAGAGCTCCGTCATTTCGCCAGTACCTCCTGAATGGTCCGAATGCGCCGGAGCAGCGACTGCTGGATCGGCTCGTCGATGGACCCGGCCATGGTGGCGACGCGCACCCTCGGGCGCCGGGTCTGGTTGTGGTTCGTCACCCGCATCGCCATCTGCTGCCCGTCCTTGGGGACGAACGACATCTCGACGAAGATCAGCTCCGCCGCGGCGCTCAGGTCGATGGCCTCGCCCGCCGCCTGGATCTGCGCCAGAAACACCCGCGGCCCGGTCGGCTTGCTGAACGCGGCCACGTTGGCCTCGCGCTGGGCAGCGGAGGTGGCGCCGTCGATCCCGACCACGCCGAACTTCGCCAGCCCTTCGGCCAGCGCGGCGCCGACGTCGGTGTGCCAGAACGCCAGCACCACCTTGTCCAGCCCGCACTCGAACTCGTCTTTCACCAGATCGACGACGGGGGCCGTCTTCAAGCCGCCGGTCAACCGCCGCAGCGGCCCGAGGTGCATCTCGAGGTCGCGGGTCGAGCCGCTGTCTATGGCTTTCATGACCGCGGCCAGATCGGCCTCTTTTTCCGCCTCGCGCCTGGCACGGTCGGGAACCTCGACCGGCAGCAGGTCGAAAATCGGGGAGGTGATCCCCACGTCCTGCTGCGTTCGGCGCAGCAGGAGGCCGTCCAGCCGCTGCCGCAGGTCGCCGAGGTTCTTGCCCTCCATGACGACCTTGATCGTGCTCCAAGCGTTCAGCCGCTTGGGGCGCCAGACGCAGAACTGGTCGAGGAAGCTATCTTCGTCGAGGTAGGGGTCGATGCGCTCCGGCGCGCCGAAGCGCAGCATCGGGAACAGGTCGAGCGGGCTCGTCGGCATGGGCGTGCCGGTCAGGCACCACACCCGGTCGCTGGCCGCGGCCAGCGCGTGTTCGCCGAACACGGCCTGCGTGCGCTTGGCGCCGAAGTTCTTCGCGTAGTGGCTCTCGTCCAGGATGATCGCGTCCCAGCGGCGCTTGCGCAGCGCGTGGTGCAGGTGCGGGTTCGCGACCGTCGGCCAACCGACGATCACCGCTTGCGCGTGTTCGGAGGGGAGTTTTTTAGGCGCCGCGACTTCGATACGACGGGGGAGGAACTGCCAGTCCTCGAAGCCGCGGCGCCACACCGGCCGCCCGGAGGCGGTGGTGACGACGAGCACGTTTTCCACGAGCGCCATGTCGGCCGCCATGATGGCCGCGCCCGTTTTGCCCACTCGGGGCTCATCCGCGAGCACCGCGAACGTCCTCGCCGCAAGGAAGCGTGCGCCGGCGATCTGGTGCGGAAGGGGGGTCATCATGGGGGCGCCTACCTGGCTCTCGGTCATCGTGCTCGTGTAAGGCCAACGTAAGTACGTCGGTCGCTGGCGTCAAGCGCCTTCGTCGGAATTTTTCGCGCCGTTCACCTCGGCCCCGGTCAGCGTGTAGCCGATCAGGTCGATGAAGCTGTCCTCGTGCTGCGGGCTCTCGATCAGGCGCGCCTCCTTCATGAGGCGCATAAGCGGCGACACATCCTCCGCGGTCAGCGAGATGCTGTGCCCGGCGGCCTGCAGCCACGCGGTCCACAGCAGCGCGATCCGGTTGAAATTGTCCTCGGGCTTGCCGTAGGCCCCGCGGCGCGCGCCCGCGACGATGGCCTTGGCCTTGTCCGCCAGAAACGCCTTGGGGTGCTCGCGGTGCGCGGGCGAGGCGAGCGCGACACGCGCCTTTTCAGCGAGGTTGCACGCCGCGGCGGTGTTGGAGCCGAGGCGCATCGTGCGCGCCTCGTGCTCAGCGAGGTCTTGGAGGACAAGGGCCTCCCCGTCAGTAAGGGCGATGACGCGGGTGGTCATGGTCCGGTTCTCCTTGGGGTCAGCCGAGCGCGTCGGCTTTGGGCTTCGCGGCCAGGTAGGCCTCGGGGTGGGCGCGGTGGTGCTCGACCAGGTCGCACGGGCCGAACACGATCCGGGACAGGGGCCGACGGCCGTAGAACTTGCGCACGCGGCCGTCGATGATCTGGCCGTCGTCCACCCACGCGATCTGGTTCAGCGCGTCGATCACCTTGCCGAGGTTGTCCCAATCGGGCTTCCCAAGCGGGGCCTCGGCGCCGGCCAGGCACGCCTCGCGGCGCTTCTTCGACCACGACTTTGCGATCGGCATGACCAGCCGCATGTCGACCGCCAGCGGCCCCTCGAGCGGGTGCAAACCGGCCATGGCCTCTTGCGCCATGTCGTTCAGCACCGCCTCGTAGTTCCGGGTCTTCTCGGGCGTGAAGGCCGCGCCGGTCGCGCGGTTGAACCGCGGGCGGCCCTTGGCGACCGGGACGCCCAGCACCAGGATCTCGATCATGCCAGGTACGGCGCGACCGAGACGGGGGCGCCGCGCTCCATCTCCAGCACGGCCAGCAGCGTCAGCACCCACCCGGGCGGGACGCCGCGGCTGGACCATTTCTGGATGTTCGCCTCGCTCGGCCCGGCCCCGTAGGACTGCAGCAGCGCAGCGGCGCTTCGCACCCCGCCGCACTCGACCTCCATGAATTTCTTGCCGTCGACTTCCATCCGGGCCTCCGTTCTTCCGCCATCTACATAGACAGCCTGTCCGGGCGCGTCAACGGACGATTTGTCCTTGACGGCGGGAAATTCGTACATACATTGGCCTCACATCAACGAAGGAGGCCGAAGAATGACCAAGGATTACGAAGTGCTCGACACGCACCATATGGGGGCGGGGCTCACCGACATCTCGACCGCGGTGGAGGCCGCCCTGCGTTCGGGCGCCAGCTCCTGCGATGTCCGGGGTTGCGCCGAGGAATTGCGCTGCACCGTCGATGCCTTGGTGGAGGCCGTCGGCGCGCTGGTGGAGATGCTGGCCGAGGAGGATCGCATCACGCAGTCCGATGTCGAAAGGCTGCTCGGGTACGGGTTCGAGGTGCGCGTCAAGGGGGCCGAGGGATGACCCCCAAGCTGATCCGCCAGAAGAACGCCATGTTCTACGCCGTCTGGTCCGAAGACGGCCGGTCGAAGCGCCGCAGCCTGCGGACCTCCGACCGCGAGATCGCCGAGGTTCGCTTCGCCGATTGGCTGCGGGACCGGCGCGCGCCCGCCGCGCAGAGCAGCCCCGTGACCGCCGCCGACGCCTGGGCGGCCTACGTCACCACGAAGAACGCCTCGGCGGCCGGGCGTCATGCGTGGGGCAACCTGTCGCGCGCGTTCGGCGAGAAACGGGTCGACCGCACCCGCCCCGCCGACGCGCTCGCCTACCTGCGCGCCCGGGAGGCCGGGCGGATCGGGAGGCCCGCGGTCGCCTCGACCGTCCGCAAGGAACTGGCGTGGCTGCAGGCGGTCCTGAACAACGCCGCGGCGCTGGGCCTCGTCCCGGCCTCCGCGGTGCCGCGCTTCCCGCTCCCGCCCGCGGCGGCCCCGCGCAGCCGGTGGCTGACCCGGGACGAGATCAACCGCCTGCTGGCCGAGGCGTCGGCCCTCCGCCCGGGCGGGCGGCTGACGCGGCTGGAGCGGTTCGCCCGGATCGCGCTGGAGACCGGCGCTCGGAAGACGGCCGTTCTGGAACTGACCTGGGACCGCGTGGACCTCGGCGCTGGGGTGATCCACTTCGCCGTCGAGGGCGAGGCCTATTCGAAGAAGCGCCGCGCCAGCGTCCCGATCTCGGCGGCGCTGCGCCCGGTGCTGGAGCAGGCGCAGCGCGAGGCGACCGGCCCCCTGGTCATGGACACGCCGAGCGACATCTGGCGGCAGTTCACCCGCTGCGCGGCCCGCGCCGGGCTGGCGGACGTGACGCCGCACACGCTGCGGCACACCGCCGCGACGCACATGGCCCGGGGCGGCGTGCCGCTGTGGCAGATCGCGAAGATCCTCGGGAACACTCTGGCCGTGGTCGAGGCTACCTACGCCAAATGGGCCCCCGACGACGCCGCCGGGACGGTGGACCACATCTCGAGAGGAAATCAGCAAAATGTCGCGTAAGATCAGTAAGTTGCAGTCCGTTTGGGCCGGGAAGGAAATCGCCGGCGCTCAGGCCGTCGGGCCCACCTCGTGACCGACGAAATCGACTGGCTCGGGCTCGCGAACAAGCACCACGCCGCGCGCCAGCCCGGCGCCAGACGACGGCGCCCGTCCACGCCCGGCTCGCCCCTGCGCGCTGCCCGGGACAATGGCCACCGCGTGTTCGACGTGATCTGGAAGCGCGGCTACATGAGCCGGGCCGAGGCTTACCGTTGGCTGGCGCGAGAGATGGGGATGCCTGCCGATGACTGCCATTTCGGGATGATGACCGCCGCCGAGTGCAAGCGCGCCGAGGGCTTGGCGCAGGCCTTCGTGGAGGCCCGTTACGCGGAGACCGCGAAGCGGCGCCGGGATCGCGTCGCCCGGCGGGCGGAAGCACGGCTGGCGAAGAAAATCGAGCGCGGGGGCTAGTCGCCCCCGGCCAGTTCCGCCTCCACCTCCGCATTCGTCTCGTCCAGCGCCTGCACGAGCCACGGCAGGCGCTGGCCGTACCGCTGCACGACGGAGCGCCGCACGTTGCCGTAGGAGGCCGGGTTGTACTTCTCCAGCAGCAGCGCGGTCAGCTCGGGGTCGTTCGCCATCTCGGCCACGAGTTCCCCGATGGCCCCCGCCCGGCGGCTGGCCTGCAGCCTGCGCAGGCCGGTCGAAGCCAGGTCCACGACGGCGATGGTGGGCGAGAGCTGCCCGCGGTTCACCGACCGGATGCGGGACGCGATCGAGGCCGGGGTCAGCGCCGCGTCGTAGGCGGAGGCGTTCAGGCCCTGCGCCGAGCCGGAGCCGCGCTGGCCCTGCTTCGCCGCCAGATCGGCGCCGCGTAGCGCCGAGAGCACCGACTTGATGTCCTCCAACTGCTCCGGGTTGTCGGCCCACAGTTCCCTCGCGACCGCCGCGGTCTTCTCCTCGCCAAGGCGCGCCTCCAGCGTGTGCGGGTTGTAGCGCGGCACCCCGGCCTGCGACTGCCGCGACATCTGGCCCTCCGACATGAGCCGGTCGAAGAACGCCTTGCGGAGATCGCCGCGCGCCGTATCGGTCCCGGCGCGCCCGATGAGCGCCCGGGCCGCGCCGCCGGGATCCTTGGCGGCGAGCACCGTGCCGATGGCCGCGGCGGGCTGGTCCTCGGGATAGGCCAGGAACTTGCCCTCCGGGGTCGGGCCGCCCGGGGACAGCGCCTTGGCCGTGGCCTCGGCCTCCTTGGCGGCGGCGGTCGAGGCGGCGGACGCCGCGCCGGCCGCTTCCAGGTTGGCCCGGAGCTCGGGGAATTCGGCCAGTACGACGCCGCGCTCGCCCAGATACCGCTCCAGTTGCTGCGGCTTGTCCGCCAGCCCCCGGCGCTGCACATCGGCCATGATGTCGTCCGCGATCGCGGCGCGCACGCGCGGGTCGCCTCCCGCCTCCCGCATGAGCGCGGTGAAGCCCTCGGTCCGGCCCGCGTCGGGCTGCACGAATTTCCGGGGGACGCCGCTGTCCGGGGCTGCGTACCCGCCGCCGGGCCGCTCCCGCAGCGCCGCCGCGATGTCGGTGCCCGGGCGCTCGAACCGGTCCGCGACATCGCGCCGGGCCGCCGCTGCAAGCCCGAGGATGTCCGCGGCCTGCGGGTTGCCCGCGAGGGCGCCGGGCAGCGTGCGGTCGATAGCCTCCCGATACCCGCCGAACACGCGCTGCCCCGGGGGGTCGTTCGCCGCCTGCGCGGAGCGGACCCGCTGACCGAGGGTCGAGCGCGCGTCGAGGATGTCGCCGAGCGGCACCGGCGCGGCAGGGGTCGACGGCTCCGGCGGGGTGGCGAGGCCGCGCATGATACCCGGCTCCGGCGCCGGGTATTCCGCGCGGGTGAATGGCCCGAGGGCGCGGGTCGCGGCGTCCAGCGCGTCCGCGAACGGCTCGGGGCTGACCGCGACGTTCAGCTCGCGGAGCTGGTCGTACAGCCCGTCCACCTGCGCCTGCGCGGCGCGGTAGGCGTCCTCGAGCCCCGCGCGGATCTCCGCCCCGCGGGCGGAAGCGTCGCCCATGCCCGGCGCGATGCTGGCCCGCGCATCCTCCAGCGCCGCGGCGGCCTGGTCGCGCGCGGCTTCGGCCCGTGCGATTTCCGCCGCCACCCCGGCCTGTACGTCGGCCCGGGCCCGCGCGGGGTCGCCGGACTGCTCGAAACCGGCCATCCGGTTCGCGATGGCGACATCGTTGCTCGCCTGCCGGCCCACCGAAGCGCCCGGCGCGCCGATGTCGGCGGAGCGCACCAGCGCGCCCAGCGTGGGGTCGGACAGCCGGTCGGCGATGTCGGCCCGGAAGCCCGGCACCGCGCGCTCGACCGGCGTTTCAGCGCGCAGCGCGCGGGCGAGGCCGCGCGTGTCGTTCGAGCCGACCTCCTCGAGCTGGCGCCCGAACGCGGTCGAGTTGCGCAGCAGCCGCTCGACCGCGGCCTGCTCCACGACACGACCGCCACCGCGGCCCAGCAGGACGTTGGCCAGGTCTCCCCCAGCCCGGGCGAGGCCCATGGTCCCGGCGGCCCCGAGGCCGCCGAGCGTGGACCCGACGAGATCGGCGGTCAGGCTGCCCGGTGCGACTTCGTTGGCCGCGCCCGCGCCGAGACCCGCGCCGAGGCCAAGCGCCGTTTCCGCGCCGATGGCCGCCGCGGGCGAGCGGGCCATGGCCTGCTCCGCGGTCGCGACGACGCGCGCGGGGATGCTGGACGTGCGCGAGATCAGCACGTCGTCGGCGCGGCGCGCCAGTTCTGCGCGGCCCGCGGCGCGGGCCTCGGCGCCGGTTGCGGCCCGGCCGGATGCGCGCGCAGCATCCGCGAAGCCGCGCGCTTTGCCCACTGCGGAGGCCATGGGGCCGCCCGCGAGCAGCGCGGTCGCGCTAAGTTCTTCGCCGGCGCGCGCCAGGACGCGCTCGGCCGCGTTCTGCGGCCGATACTCGTCGTAGCCGAGGCGCATGAGCCGCCCCACCGCCCCGGGCTCTGCGGCCGCGCTCGCCGCGGCGCCCGATGCTTCGTCCAGCCCGAGCGCCGACAGGATCTCGGCCGCGCCGCGCGTCGCCAGATTGTAGGGCGAGACTTCCACGCCCGCCTCGGCGAGGCCGGTAATCGGACGGCTCGTACCCGCGCCGAAGGCGCTGACGAGACCGCCCAGCGTCGAGGGCGGCTCGGGTGCGACCGGGGGCGGGGCGGCGTAAGGCGTGACGCCCGGCGGCAGCGGCGCGGCCTCCGCGACCGGGAGCGGGGCCGTATCCACGCCAAGGCCGGGCGCGCGCTGCACGCCCTGCGGCGGAAAGGCCGTCGCGGGGGTCGGGCCCTGCCGGGCCATGAGGGGCGGCGCGCTGGGCGCCGCGCCCGCGCCGCGCACCAGGTCCAGCACCCGCTCCGGGTCGGGGCCGGGCGGGGCCGGGCGCACAACGCCCTGCGCGTCCGCCGCGGGCCCGGGGATCGCCGGCGTTGCGCTGGGCGCGGGCGGGGCGGCGAGTGCGGGCGGGGCGGCCCCGACCTGCGGGGCCTGCTCGGGCGCGGCGCGCATCTGCCCGCGGGCCGCTGCGGTCTCCTGCGCGGCGACGCGATCCATCACCTCGTCGGGCGTGCCATCGGGGAACTCCAGGACCGTTCCGTCGAACAGCTCTATCTCGATCATCGCACCAGGTTCCCGTTCGCGTCATAGCGGCGGCGCTGGGGGCCGCCGCCCATGCCCCCCGGCGGCGTCGGGCCCGCAGCGGCCGGGGCCGGGGCAGGGGCGGGGGCAGGGGCGGGCGCCGCGTCCGCTCCGCCGATGGCCGCCAACGCACGGGACAGGTTGTGCGCCGGGCCCAGCGTGTCCGCGTAGAGCCGCGCCTTGCCCGCCACCGTGGCGTCGAGCTGGTCGAGCCGGGACAGCACGTCCGCGGAGTTGGACAGCGCGCGGTTCAAGCCGAGCGTGGCGCGGGCCTCGTCGAGCTGCTGGTTCGAGATACGGCCGTCGGAGGCCATGTCGGCGTAGGCCCAGACGAGCGCGTTTTTCAGGAAGTCGATGGCCGACAGGTCGGGGTTGAAGTCCGCGGCGTACCGCGCGCGCAGAGCCTCGCCGTCGGCGCCCGTCGCGCTACGGACCAGCGCGCCCGCGTCGGCCGACATCTCCGCGCCGAGCGCGGCCAGTTCTCCGCCGGTCGCGCGGAAGTTCTGCCACCCGGCTTGCAGCGCCCCGGCGGTGCCTAGGGCCGCGGGGTTGGTCCTCACCAACTCGCGCAGGCGGTTCGACAGCCCGGCGGCGTTCATCACGCCGAGCGCCTGCGTTTCGACGCGGCCCTGCGCCCCGGAGGTGAGGCCGGTTTCGACCCGCTGCGACTGCAGCGTGCCCTGCGCGGTGAACTGCGACATGTCGGCGGGCTGGCCGGTGGCGGCGTCAATGTAGTTGCCCGTGCTGGCGTCAAACACGCCCGCGATCGGCATGCCGCCATCGTTCGGCACGAGGCTGACCTGCTTGTAATTCCCGGCGGCCATGTCCCGCTTGGCCTGCAGAAGCTGCTCGGCCGTCGCGCCCGGCCCGAGCGCGCGCACCACGGCGGCCTCCAGCGAAGCCGGGGCCGTCGTGGTGTCGCCCGCCGCGGTCAGCAGCCGCTGCGCCTCGGCGATCTGGGCGTTGTCGGCGCCCGCGGCGGCGAGATTGGCGGCCATGGCGGCCTCGAGCGTCTTCGGCGCGTTTGCGCTCGCGCCCGCGGCGCGGTCGGCGTCGGCGATCCGCTCGGCAGAGGCCGCCGCGATATTCGCGCGCTCGATGTCCGCGGCGGCCCGGGTCTCCGCCGCGGTGCCGCGCGACTGCACGTCGCCTTCGGCGCGAACCTGCGCGGCGCCCACCGTACCCCGGGCTTGCGCATCGGCGACGCCGAGGTCGGTCTGCGCGGCCAGTTCGGCGCGCGCCATGGCGTTCGCCAGTTCGGCTTCGCTGATGTCGCGCAGCCGGATGTCCTCGACGCCTGCAAGTTCGCGCTCCAGCGCCTGCGCGTAGCGCGCGCCCTCGGGCGTATCGCCGTATTTCTGCCGGCCGATGAGCGCGGCTTTCGCGGCGAGCGAGAGATCGCCCCGCGCGACGGTGCCCGCGACGAAATCGGCTTCCACCTGGTCGCGGCTGCGGCCCCCGGCCGGGGCGCGGGCGGCCACACCCCCGAAGCCGGGCACGGCGAAATCCATCTGGTCCGCGGTCGCCCCGGTGAACCCTTCCGCGCCGCCGACCAGCTTCAACACCTCGAGCGCCCGGTCGCGATCCGCCGCCGCGGCGGCCGCGTCAGCGGTGGCCTCGAACCCGGGCCGGGTCTCGTCGTACTTCGCCTGCCCAGCCGCCGCGGCGAGTTCCGCCAGCATGTCGGTCGTGATCGCGGGCATGGCGGCGTCGGCCGTGACGGGCGGCGCGCCGGCGGCGCTACGCAGGAGCCCGGCCACGGTTTGATCCGCGGAGGGGGCGACAGGGCCCGTTGCGGGCTGGGCGCCGAGGCCGGGGAAGAACGTGTTGCCGACCGCGGCGGGGACCGCCTGGCGGCCGCTCGGGTCGAACATCCAGTCGCCCGCCGCCGCGGCGGCGTTCAGGCGCGCCTGCAGTTCCGCGGCCGCGCGCGCCTGGTCGTGGCCGTAGCGCGCCGCGCCCGCGGCGATATTCGCGGCGCCGAGCGTGCCCTGCAGGCCGATATCCTGCCCCCGCCGGGTCGTGGCGTCGCCGAGCTGCACGCCGGACATGGTGTTCTGGTACGACTGATCGCCGATCAACGCGGCCAGCGCGTCAGGGCCGTAGTCCTCCGCGTTGGCCTTGGACCAGATCGACGTGCGCCGGTCGTTGAGCGCGTTCTGCCCGCGCGCCCGGGCCCCCGCGTAGGCCTCCTGCGCCGTCGGCGGGGCGAACAGTTGCGCGAGCGTCGAGAAACCCTCCCCGAGCGCCCGGTTGCTGTAGTTGTTGCGGACGAAGTTCGCCATGGTCGAGACCTCAGATAAGGATCGGCGCCGCGCCGAAGCCGCCGCCCCCGCCGACCCCCGCCGCGCCACTGAACGCGCCAAGGGACGACCCCGCCGCACCGCCAGCCCCCGCGGCTCCGCCCCCCACGCCCGCGGCGGTGGCCGCCGGGGCGGAGAACGCCCCGGCCATGCCTCCTGTCAGCGCGATGGACCCGAGGCCCTTCAACACGTCGCCCAGCAGGCGCAGGCCCGCACCCTTCTGGTTGGCCGCTTCCAGCTCGTAGGGGAGCACGTTGGCGGAACCTTGCCGGGCGGCGTTGGTCTGCCCGATATACCCGGCATCTCGCGCGGTGGCCGTGCCGATATCGCTGAACAGGTCGCCGAAGGACCGGAGCCGCGCCCGCGCGTCGGCCTGCTGCCCCGTGAACGCCTCGGTGGCGTCCCGCTGCTTGCCCTGCTCGCGCACGAGGATGTCGCTGGTGGCGCTGGGCAGCACCGACGCCGCCGATACGTTCGCATCGGCCAAGGCGCCGTCCGCGGTCGTCGGGGCGTCGCGGAACAGTGCCTGCAGGTCCGTCGCCTTGGCCTGCTGTTGGGCCTCGGCGTCGCGGTAGCGGTCTCGGGCCGCGGCGTTCTGCGCGGCGGCCTTCTCCGCGAATTCGTCCTGCCGGGCGCGCTCGGTGGCGAGCGTGTTGTTGCGGGCCTTGATGCGCTGCCGCTCGGCGCGGCTGGAGGCGTAGATGCCGCCGCCGGTAAGCGCAGCGCCAAGGGCGAGGAGGGCGAGGGGCGCTACCATGGTCAGCTCCGCACGACGGTGGATTTGGGGCTCGCGCCGAAGATTTGCGCGCCCAGGCCGCTGTACTGCGTCCCGCCGGCGCCGTAGGAGCGCGCTCGGGCGGCGGCGTCGGCCGTTCCGAGGGCGCTGGTGAACGAGGTGAATGCGTCGGCCAGAGGGCTGTACGCCTCCTGCTGCGTCAGCGATGCCGAGCGCGCAAGCGCGCCCTGCGCGGCGGCGTCTGCGTCGCCGGTCGTGTTCAGGAGCGAAACGAGATCCGACCGGGCGCCTTCGACGCCGCGCCGGGCCGCGTTGGCTTTGTCCAGCGCGGTGTCCACGACGTTCTGCGACTGCAGGTCGAAAAGCTGCTGCAGATCGCCTTCCTGCGTCGCGCGCGCGGAACTGCCGAGCTGCCCCTGCCGCGCCAGCGCGTATGTCAGATCGCGCGCGGCGTCGACGCGCTGATCCTCGAGCTGCGGCATGGCGTAGTCGAGGTAATTCTGGCGCTGCTGGTCGTAGAACGTATCGTCGAACTGCGAGAAAATGTCGTCGATGCTCGCGGTGCCTTCGGCGATGGCCTGCTGCTTGGCTTCGTCTTGCGCACGGTAGTAAGCCGCCGTATCGTCGCCACTTTTACCACCCATGCGGCAACTCCTTTCGCATGGCGACGCCGACCCGCTTGAACCCCAGCCGCGACAAGAACCGCGCGGTGCGCTCGGTGTCGGCCTCGTTATCGGCCCCGCCGATAATCTCGGTCGCGCCCAGGATACGGCTCCAGCGGTCCATCTCCCGCATCAGGTAGACGGCCGCGCGTGACCCGCGCCACGCTGGCTTCACGTACAGTACCTCCTGCGAGGTATAAAGTCCATCGAAGGCCCGGTGCGGCGTAGCGGAGGCCACCAGCATCCCGCAAGTCTCCCCGGTGCCGGCCTCCGCGATGAAAAAGACCGGAAGCGCCGTGCGCAAGTAGTCCGCGAAGGCCGCCCGCACGCGGACCTCGTTGAAGGTCCGATGCGGCACGGTCTCGGCGTTGTGGCGCGCCATCGCTACGATCTCGTCGGCGTCGGACGCCCGGGCCAGACGCACCTTCATGCCTCCTCCCCACGCCCGTCGAAATGGAGCGCCGCTGCGCTCAGAACCGCGGGGCCGTCGCCGGGCGGCGAGAGGCTGGTGAACCGCAAGGACAGGTGCGTCGAGGCATGGCGCAGAGGGATGCGTTCGGGGGAGTAGGTCGTCTTGTAGACCCGGCCCACTTCCTCCGCGGCGGTGGTGTCGGTCGGATCCGCGGCCGCCTCGATCTTCCAGGTGCCGCGGAGCGCCGCGTCGACGCCGGACCATTGCTTGACGGCCGAGGGGGCGTTGGCGTCGAGATAGGGCAGCCATGCTTCCACCGTCGAGTTGTCGTAGGTGGGCGAAGCCCCGGTCCCGCCGTAAGCGTAGATCGTATCGCCGCTGCGCACCCAAACGCGGCCATCGAAGGCGACGGCCCCCTCTACGTCGAAGCCCGGCTCGTAGGTGGACCACGCCGACACCTTCGCGTTCTCGTAGAAGGAAAACACGTAGATCACGCCGTCGATGATGAGCCAGAACCGATTGTCCAGCGGGTTGATGAGGCCCCGGACCCGGTGTTCCTCGCCCGCCGGGATGGCCGCGAGCGCGGGCGCGATCAGGCTGTCGACCGGGACGCCGATGTCCGTCGAGGCCGCAGCGTTGGAGCTGTCGCGCGCGCGGAGCGACCGCAGGCCGCTTCGATGCGCGTAGAAAACGTCCGCGTCGCCGAATTGGGTCACGCTCTCCGCGAAGCGCGTGCCGGTGCCGACCAGCACCTGCGACAGCGTGTTCAGCGTCGGATCGGGGTCGACGAACCAGATCATCGTCACATCGTCCGCGAACACCGCGACACGATCGAAATACCGGGCTATTCCGACGAGGTTGTCTGCGTCCGCGTCCTCGACCGACAGGTCTTCGAACCCGGCCCCCGTCGCGTCCGTCGTCCACGCGGTCGGCTGCTGGACGCCCGAGTAATGCAGGAAGCCGCCCGCCGTCGAGTAGACCTTGGCCCGGATCGTCTTGACGAAGCGCCCAGGCGTGAACGCCGCGGTGCTGTCGGCCCCGTCGGCCAGCGCCGCGCCGGACGCCGGGTCCAAGGTCAGCCCGTCCGCGGCCACGGTCGTTATGGCGCGGCCGTTCGCCGCGGCGCCCGCGACGGCGGCGATCACGACGACCGTCGGGCCTACGGCGGCCGCGTCATACTCGGGGCTGGTCGTCGCGGCGTTGATGGACGCCGCGATGGCCGCTGCGGTCGCCTCGACGGTCCCCGCCCAGGCGACCGAGCCTGCGAGCGTTTGCACGCCGTCAACGCGCAGCTCGGTCAGCGTCGAAGTCGCCGCCTCGGCGCCGCCCGCCATGTGCGAGATGCCCGAGACCGATACGCCGGTCGTCGCCACCGCGACCGTCCGCCCGTTGGCCGCGGCGCCCGCCAGCGCGGCGGTGATCGTCACCACGTCGCCGTCCGCGGCAGCGCTGTAATCGGGGCTCGAGGTGTTCGCGGTGATCGCCGCGGCGACCGCAGCGGCCGTGGCGGCGGCGTCGGCGCCGTAGGTTACGGCCCCCGCCATGAGTGCGATGCCGTTGACCGTCACGCTGTCCACCGTGTCGACCGACGGCGTTCCGGCGCCGACGCGGAAGGCGCCCGTGGCGGTAAGCGCCGCTGTGGCGTGCCCCCCGGTGACGGTCAGAAGCGCCCGCGCTCGGCCGTCGAACCAGTCAGCGACATGGGCCCCGTCGTAGAAATGCAACACCTCGCCGTTGCTGAACTGCGCCGCGGCGTAGATTTTGCCCGCGTAGCGGTCCCACGACAGCACGCGCGCCACAGTCAGCGCCGGGTCCGTCGGGTGCTGCAGCCGCTGATAGGTCACGCCGGCTGGAACGCCGGAGGGGGCCGCGGCCGCGCCGAAGACCACCAGCCCGGCGCTGCCGCGCGCCAGGCCCGTCGTCCCGGCGGGCAGCGTGTGGACGGGCACGAAGGCCGCGCGCTGCTCGAACTCGGCGCCGCGCGTCAGATGGCCGTTGCGGGCCCGGATGAGCGCGCCGCCGGGGGTCGTCTCGGGGAGCCGCCGCGTGTCCAGGCCGCCGGTGAATTCTTTGACCTGGATCGTCCCCATGTCAGTCCTCGATCGGGGTGAACTTCCGCACGTACATGCGCCCGCGGCCCCCGCGGCGTCGGCCGGCGCCGAACAACTGGAAGCTGCGGACCTGCGAGAGGCGGGATTTCAAGTCAGCATAACGGCGGTTGGCGCGCTCCAGCAAGAGCCGCTTGGCGTTGGCGTCGTGCGTCAAGTTCGCGGCCCCGTACAGGGCCAGCATCTGCGCGTCGAGGTCCACCGTGTCGTCGTCCGCGACGAACGGGCCGAGGCGCTTGATCCCGGTGATGCGGAGGAGGCCTTCCTGCTCGGCGCCCGCATTCGTAAGCGGCACCGGCCATACCTCGATCTGCTCGTCCTCGTACAGTCGCCACGCCTCCGCCGGGTCGTCTCGCTCGTCCAGCGCGCTGTCGTGAAGCCCGTATTCAGAGGGCCCGATGCCGCGCCGCAGCTGCATCCAGTCGCCGTTATCCTTGACGTGCAGGCAGAGGATCCGATCCACGTCGAGGTCCGCCTTGGTGGCCCCCGCCTCGTTCGTGGCGGCCGCCAGATCATAGAACCGCTGGCCCGCTTGCAGGGGCAGGAACCGCTCCACCCGCAGGTGCGGCCAGTCGTAGTCCGTCCACAGGCGGTCGGCTTCGTGCTGCAGCACTTGGACCTGGCGGTCCCGCTCCTGCGCCGAATGTGCGGAGGAGGCGGAGATGCCCGCCTCCAGCCGCATGCTGGTCAGCACTCGCAGAAGCTGCTCCCCGCGCGCCACGGCGGTCAGCCCAGGCCGCCGGCCGGTTCGGCCGGTTCGGCCGGTTCGGGTTCGTCGGGCTCGTCGGTCGCGCCGACCAGAACGGCCAGCAGTTCCGCCTTCTTGATGCCGGTGGGGTCGACGCCGGTCGCGACGGCGCGAGCGCGCAGCTCGGCCACGGTCATGTCCTCCAGCGCCTTCGACACGGCGGCGTCGGCCGCCGCGGGCGCCGACGAAACCTCGATCTCCACCTCGGCGAAGGTCTGCGGGAACGCGGCGAGGGTGCCGCCGAACAGGCTTCCGACGAGCTGGCGCCCGTCACCGTCCTTGGCGCTGCCGTACCGGGCGCGCAGGAGGCCGCGGAGCGTGGCGACCGCCGGGGCGGCGCCCTCGACCAGCGTCACATCGTGGACGGCGCCGCGGCCGTGAATGTGGTCCAGCACGGCGGCCTCGGCCGGGGTGATGCCGTACTTGGGCACGGTGTTCAGGGTGTCGCCGCCGAGGGCGACGAAGCAGTTGGCGAGCTGCATGGGGGTTCTCCTGTGTCAGGGGGCGGAGGGGGCCGGAGCCCCCTCGCGCGATCAGTCGCGGAGCAGGCCCGCGTTGCGCAGGGCGACGATGACCTCGTCCAGCTTTGCGGCGACCGAGGCGACGGAGTTGGCGACCTCGGTCTGCGAGTAGGAGGCGCCGATGGCCGGGAGCGTGTCGCTGGCGGTGCCGCCGGAGCTGTCGGTCAGCGACACGATGCCGGGCTGGCGGATCGTGGCGTTGTAGGAACCATCCTGCGTGCGGTCGCCGAAGGACAGCTTGATCTCCGACTGCGCGGCGATGGTGGCGCCGGTGCGGTTGGTGACGGTGATGTTCGAGGCGCCGAAAGTGAACTCGAAGCCGGGGTCGCCCTGGTCCCACACGTCGTTCTCGCCGACGACGATCTGGCCGCCGGTGGTCTCGATCAGGGACGCCTGGTCGTGGCCGGTGGGGTAGGCGACGGTGAAGGTGCCGTCGTCCGCCACGGCGGAAGCGAGGGTGTGCGTGGTGTAGGCGATCGCGCTGACGGTCATGTCGCGTTCCTTTCAGAGGTTGAGCGGCCCGGCGCCGAAGCGCCGAGCCCGCCGATCAGGCGATGTCATAGACGCCGGAGGTCCGCAGACGGAACGCCACCATGACGCCGGTCATGGACGCGCCCGAGTACATGACCATGCGGTCGTAGGGCCGGGCCGGATTGTGCTTCTTGTGGCGGTTCCCGTCCATGTACATCAGGCGGATGCCGTTGGGCGAGGTGTCGATGGTGTAGCACCGCTTGTCGTAACCGAGGTCATCCAGCGTCGGGTCGTACCGGAAGCGCACGTTCCCGAAATAGACATCGCCCATGTCGATGTCCTGCCGCCCGTTGAAGCCGGTCTGCGAATACTGGCCGTTGGCCCGCAGCTCGCGTTTCAGCGCCTCGAGGAAGTCGGAGCCGCACAGCCGGACGATGGCGTTGCGCTGGCCGCCGTAGCGGGTCCGCTGACGCTCCTCCTTGCCGAAGAACTCGATCAGGGCGCCGCCGTTGGTCGTGGACGAGGTGATCTCGTCGTTGCCCGACCCGGCGGCCGCGGCCGCCGCGGTGGCCGCGCGGTTGCGCCACCAGGTGTGCGTCGAGCGCGACAGGCCGCCGGTCGTGCCCGCCGCCGGGTTGTCGAGGATGAACGCCTGGATCCCGGCCAGCGCCTTGCTGTCCGCGGTGCCGTCGCCCCACAGGAGGGCGTTGAAGGACTTCTTCCGGTCCTCGTCGAACATCTCCATCTTCTCGTCGAGCGCGTTGCCGAGGGCGTGCGCCTCGCGGCCCGACATGGCGACGGTGCTCTGGTCGACGCCATCCTCCAGCACGTCGATGCCGTGCTGTTTGAGCTCGGTGAAATTCACCTGCAGACCCTGGAAGTGCTCCTTCCAGGTATAGCGGACCTTCTTGACCCCGGTCGGGTTGTCGTAGGACAGCGGGTCGTCGCCGCTGTAACCCTGCCAGCCGGCCGTGCCGCCGGCGCCGTCCTTGACGTTGAACGCCAGGGTCTCCCGGCCGCCCGCGAAGGAGCCGGCCTTGGGGTCCAGCGCCGCGATCAGCGGCTTGTCCTGGACGTTCTGCGCGATGGCCTTGCGGCCCTTGCGGAGGTGGGTTTCGTGCGTGAGGTTGAAGACGTCGTTGAGTTGAGCCGCGGTGATGGGCATAAGTCCAGTCCTTTATTACCCGCGGACCGGCACCACAGTCTTGATGAGGTCCATCGTATTCTGGGGTGCGCTGTCCGAGCCGTTTCCGGCGGAGCGACCCCCCACGACAGGTTTCACCGGCTTCTTCGCCGGGCGCGACGCCGGGGCGGCGCTCCCGCTGACATTCGTGTACGCCTTATCCAGCACCGCCCGGACTTCCTCCGGGGTGGTGCTCGGCATGCTGTCGAGAAGCCAGCGGGTTTCCTTCCGCAGGGCGTCGTACTTGGCGTCGAATTTGGGATCCCGCGCACGGCGCTCCGCCTCCCACGAGGCGACGGCCTCGCTCTTGGCGGCGGCCTGCTGCGCCTGCACGCTTTCCTGCGCCTGCGCCTGCCCGCGCGCGAGCCGCGCCTCGGCCGACGAGGTTTTCGCCCGCGCCCGGGCCACCTCTTGCGCGATGGCCTTCGGGAGCGTACCCGCCGCGACCTGCTGCTGCAGATCATCCGGCAGCAGCTCGCCCGCGCGCATCGCCAGGTCGGCGAACCACCGGGCGCCCTCCGCGTAGGCGGCGACGGGGTCGTGCTTGGCGAGCGCCGCCACCTGGAGCATGCCGGCCGCCTCGTCGGCGGTCATGGCGTTCTCCTGCAGGAACGAGTTGACCTGCAGGTACTGCTCGGCGGCGGGGCGAACCTGCTCCAGTTCGGCCTTGGCCTGTGCGGCCTCCTCCTTGAACTGGCGCCGCTCGGTGACGACCTGCTTGAAGCGGGGGTGTTCGTGGAACGGGACGTCGCTGTGGTCGTCCTCGTCGCCTTCCTCACCCTCGGTCTCGGCCGCTTCGGGATCCGTCTCTTCGACAGTTTCGGGGGACGAGCCCGGTTCGCCTTCGACAGCGACCACGTCACGAATGATGCTGCCGATGTCGGGGCTGTCGTCCTCTGCGGGGGACGAACCCGCTTCGACCTCACCCTCGGTCGGGGTTTCGATCTCGTCTGCGGGAGGGGACGAGGCCTCCTGCTCCAGGGCTTTAGCGTCGGTGGTCATGGGTCTCTCCGGTTAGGTGGTGGTCGGGATGATACGCCAGGTGTGGCTTTTCGGCAATGCCGTCCGGGTGCTCCGAAACGCAGGGAGCGTCAGACGACCGAGACGTGCGCCTCTGCGGCCGCGGCGCTCTCTCCGATGTAGACCTTGTAAACGTCATCGCCCGAGCGGGTCTGCCGACCGACCGAAGCGGAGCCGACGATCAGGCGTCCGGGCGTGATCTGCTCGAAGTCGCCCGACGCGGACGCCGGGTCGGAGCCGAGATAGATGGTCCCGTAGTCCACCCCGAACGTGCCGAGGTCGCAGTAGCCCGAGACGGTCTTCGCCTCCATGTCGAACTCGATCACCGCCCACGTCGCGGTGCGGATGTCGAAGCCCGTCAGCTCGCCGTAGGCAACCTCGCCCGTGCTGTTGCACCGGAAGCGGAAGACCAGCCGGTTGAGGTAGCTGCGGAGGATCGCGAAGCCCGTGGCGGTCTGCACCTCGTCTTCCGACGTGATGAACGCGGCGTCCACCGAGCCGCCGCAGTCGAAGCGCAGCCCGACAGCGAGGGTCGTGGTGGCGATGGGGGCCGGCGGCACGGGGACGGTGTGGCGGACCACGCGGTTATCCCCGGTCGTCGTGCCGTGGTAATACCCGTCCGAGTTGAAGTAGAAGTAGGTGCCGTCGTAGGCCGCCCCCTCGGGGCTGTCCACCTCGGAGCTATCGGCGACGAGCCACTCGCCGTATCCGCGCGCCCTGTCCAGCGCCGGGGTCGATCCGGAGAGGTCGATGCCGACATATCGGACCTTGCCCGCCGCGTTGTTCGCGCCCGTCGTCCCGTAGAGGATGCCCTTCCCGCCGCCCTCGGGGTAGTAGCCGAGGTCGTCGAAGCCGGGCGTGACCGCCTTGCGGTCCATGTCGGCGAGGTCCAGGTCTCCGACGTAGGCCCCGGTCCCGGCGTCGAAAAGCTTCCCGTCCGTGCCGGACGAGGCGAGCGCCAGGATCATGTCGACGCCGGGCAGGTAGACGATGCCGTTCGCCGTCAGCGTTCCGCTGATCGTGAGCGAGGTCGTGAAGGCGCCAGACTGGTCGCAGCGGACGATTGCCCCGCCGGTGCAGGCAAGGAATAGATCGCGGCTGCTGTCGTATGTGACGCCCTGCACCGTGGTCGCGCCGCCGCCGACAGCGAATTCCGCCGCGTAGGTGTTGGTCGCCGGGTCCCAGACGGTGATGTTCGGCTGCACGGGGGTGGACGCACTCAGCTCGCGCCCGTGGCCGCCCATGAGCAGCTTGCCGGAGTGCGTGCCGCCGGTGATGGTGGAAAGGCCCGTGTTGGTCTTCTTCTGC